ACCTGTTAATAGAAAATGTTACTTTTTTCGCCACTACACTGCAACTTTGTGGGCTAAAGAAAAAAAGTATGTTGATCCAATGGATCTAGCTAAAGCACTTGGAGATAAGGATATTAACTTTGTTAATAGAACTTACATTAAACCTTATGCAACCAAAACTTTAGAATTAGAAAAAAGCGATTGGCAAAACAAACAATTTAATTATTAAAACTTATCCCAATACTTCTTGTGGTTCTCTGAATTAAAGGGAACTACTTCCCATGTATCTTTTCTTTTAAAACTTCTTGAAGCAAATTCTTTAGCTTCTATCTCTGTTTGAAATACTTGATTTGTATATAGAATAAAATCTTCTTTGGGCTTAAATATTAAAAAAAACATAAAAAGAGAGAGAGATAAACTAATTATTAGGAACTAAAGACAATCTCCCTCTCCCTATTTACAACCTATGTAAGCTGATTTAAGTCTTGATGACTAGCAAGACTATCATTTGGTTGCTTACATTCACCAAATAATTTTGATAATTTTTTTAATTGATGCTTGGCATTGCTTTGCAAAACTTCAAAACTAATATTTAATTGTTCTTTATCTTTTAGATAAACACTTAATTCATATATATTTAAAAATTCACTAACAGGTATGTTTAAATATTTACTAGCTAGGTGCATTTTTATTAATGGAAATGTGTTAGTTCCATGTTCATATTTTTGAATTTGTTGAAACGTACAATCTAAAACTAAACTTAATTCTTGTTGAGTACAAGCCCTTGATCTAAAGTTATTAGTACCTTCAATTAAAATTTTTCTACCAAGTCTTGCTTGTCTTAATCTTGCACCAATAGAAATATTAATTGTCTTTTGTTGATCACTTAAAAATGTTGATTTATACTTTAATCGACTCATTTTTCTCTCCTTTATTTAATGTTATTTTAGCTTTTTGTAATTTAATATCTATGACCTCTAGTTTAGCAACTTCACTAGGTCTATCTGCTTTGGCAGCAACCTCTGCATTTTCAAATTCTTCTTCAAATTTGGCACTAATTTCGTAAAAGGATTCTTTAGTTACTCTACTCATAAATTGATTTCCATAGTTGGATATTCTTTATTGAAATGTAGAGTAGGAATTAGATTAACTTGTTTTCTTGTTAGCCTAATTTTTCTATGAGCAGAATTACTACTTTTAGAAATTAATCCTAATTTAAATAACTCACTACATATTGCACCAGCTCTAGCCCTAGAAAAATTGTGTGCAAGAGCAATCTCTTTATATGTTGGGCTATAAGTTTTTTCTTTAGTAAATGTATTTATATATTGTAAAACCTTCCATTTGATTTCGCTTAAATATAAATATTTTTTTTCTTTTTCCATTATTTGTCCTTAAATAAGTTAGTTATATTTTTTTCATCATCATTCAAATTTCTGATATCGTTTCCATCTTCTTTTAAAGCCTTTAGGTAGTTCAATAATTTTTTTAGATACCATAAGCATTTTTCTAAATCCATAATGATACTATCTATTGATGTTCCATGTTTTTGACCAAAACGGAAAAGGTGCTTTAGACCAGCACCCTTTAAATATCCGATATTTTCTTCATGAGTTTGTTGACTCATAATTGCGTCACAAGTTTGGATCGCTTTTTTATAATGTTTCGGATCTACACTCTCCATTAAAAAGGTGCTTCCTCATTATTTTCTTGTGGTTTAACATAAGGCTCTGATATTTTACCACTCATATCAGGTTGACCTTCTTTTGTTTTGTTTGTGTTAAGCCATATTGCAACGTCTTTTTGCTCACCATTTACGGTCAGCTTTCCGTTATAGTGGGGGTAAGGTTTTCCTGCAACATCCGTTTCTCTTTTAGTACGTTTCCATAATGCTAAAGTATTGTCAAAATTACTATCTGCCATGTTATTTCCTTCCTTGTATTTGTGTTTTTAATTTATTGTATTCTTCATCAACTCTTAATTCCTCTAAAGGATCAAGGGCTATTTGTTTAAGTTCATCTAAATATTCATTTGATAATAATTGAATCCCTTGTTCAAATTTATTTACACCAGTTGAATGTTTTGCTTGTTCTTTTAATTTTGCAATCCATTCGGTGGCTACTATTTTTACATCTTTTTCTTTAATAGCTATTTTAACAATAGGTTTAAGAACTTCTTTTTTAATCACTTGATTAATAGGTGGTTTAGATTCAATGCTAGTAACTGATTTAGATTCAATAAAATCTTGAATCTCCTCTGCTGTTGCGATTTCGTTACCCATGAATCCAAGAATACTTAAGGCTCTACCAATACTGACGGTTTGCGACATTTCAAAAGCTTTTTCTTTATTTTGAGTTTGTTTGGATTCACCAACACTTAATTCTTTACCATCTAACAATATACCTGCTCTAAATTTATGAGAGCCATTGGCCAATTCAAAACTATAAGTAATGATTTGTAACCTTGCACCAAAATATTCTCTAACAAATTTTATACGATAGGGAACAGTTAGGTACTCACCTTTTGCACCAAGTTTAACATAATCCTCTTGTTTAATGTTCTCTTTGAAAGTTTGTATTGCTTGTTCAAGTGTCCTCTCCTTATTCATTATCTTCCTCTTTGTAAGTTGATGTTTGTTAATGACAAATGTGCCACTTTTTTTTTCAATATTGACATTCTTTTATCTTTGTCTTGTATCTCTTGTCTTAATTGACCATTTTTTGTTTGATGCTCACTATTAATTACATCTAAATCTTTAACTCTATCCTCTAACTCTTTTACTCTTGCTCTTAATGGTTTTATTATTCCAGTATCAGACATAGTAACTCCTAAATCGTTGTATTATTTCTTTTGGGAAGCCCTTCCACCAAAAACCATTTTTTCTAATTTCACTAAAGTCAGGCTTACAAAGTAAAGCCAGTGTGTTTATATCTCCATTGGCTAACTCTAGTTTTTTCTCCCAACACCTTTGATATAAAACTAACTCATTGTAATATCTTTCAAGGTTATCCTTTTGCAATTCTTCACAATTGTCAGGAGTAAAAAGTTGTCTATCGCAATCACTTGCATAGGTTAAATAAGGTATATGGTTTGGTAAAACTTTTGAGTACAAGGCCATTTGTAAGCAATCTGAATGGAATGGCTTGGTCGGACATTTTTTTTTCGTATAATTCAAACCTTTTTTTGTAGTGGTTACAGTTCCAAAAACATTTTTAATATCTCCAAAATGAGTTTGACCAATTAAATCTACATAGCATAAAAAATAAGTTTGGATTCTTCCATGCTCATCCCAATGGGTATATTCTTTTTCTTCTTCCCACTCTTGCTTTGGTAATTCGCTAACATTATCTAAATGATTTTGTGCAATTAAATTTCTATTCTTAACTATGTTCTCAAATTTAAAACCATCTTTTTCATCAGTTGGTGTATAGTTTTCAATTCTTTCAACTATTTTATCTATCATGATATGTCCTCAAGTTTTATTTTTTTAACTAAATGTGCTTGAACAATTTCATGAATCAAAGTTCCACCTTCAAAAGAAGATGATTTAGGCATATTCATTTTTTCTTTGGTAGTCATAACTATGTAGTTACGAAAACGAATATCCTCTGGAATAGTATTTTGTGATTTTGAAGTGTGTTTTAAATTAAACTTTTTATAACAATCGCCTATTATTTTGATTCTCTTGCTCATGCAAGATTTGTAAGCTAGTTAATATAAAAAGTCAACCTAGTTAATATTGGTTGATAACTATTAGTAATCCCAATAATCAGGGTATAGTTCACCCTCTATTCTTGATGACCATAATAAAGAAATGTCGTTTGCAATATTTTTTTCATTAACCATTCCAGTTGACCATGATCTATCTTCAATATCATAGTTACCATTTGAATTAGGTACTAAATAACCTATGTAAATAATTTTGCTTTTTTTCTCTTGGCAAATACCAAAACGATTATCAGCACCAGTGTAAATATTATTTCTTGGTCTAAAAATTCTAATTAAACCATTTGAACTAGGAGTCTTTGTTATGATTCCTTGACAACCATTAT